ATATTGCAGATGCAGTAGGAGAAGTAGCTGTTAAATGTATAGAAGAAGCAGGGGACTATTATAATATGAGATGTCCTTTAACAGGTGAATATAAAATAGGAGATAATTGGAATGAAACACACTAACAATCAAAGTAGAACAGGAGACTTTGCAGAGTATTATGCAGTCACTTGGTTGTGGGATAATGGCTATGAAGTTTTTCAGAACTCAGGATGTACAGGTCCTGTAGATATAATAGCAATAGACAAATCAGGTAAGACAGTTTTAATAGATGTTAAAACTAAACGTAAAGACCCACGATGTATTAGCACTAAAGCTACAGCAGGTGGTGGTCGTACTAAAAAACAAATAGAACTAGGAGTTCAAATTTTAGCCTTCGATGCAATAAAAAGAAGTTTAAGATTTGTAGATCACAAATGAAAAAGAAATTAGAAAATATAGTACCCGACATATACAAAGCCCTTGCTCCTTTAGCCAAAGGAAATGGTTTAGAATTGTCTGACCAAATGATAGACGAGTTTGGTGAAGATATGAAAGAAGCTTTACGAGGTTGGGCAAAGAAACAACCCAAGACTAAAGATGCATTACGTATGTCTAACATAGGTAAACCTGCTCGTCAACTATGGTACAACAAATATTCTAAATCAACTAAGAAAGATTTAGAATCTTCTTTAGTTATTAAATTTTTGTATGGACATTTACTAGAAGCTTTAGTAGTTTTCTTTGTTAAACTATCTGGTCACGAAATTACTGATCAACAAAAAGAAGTTAATGTAAGTGGTATCAAAGGTCACATGGATTGTAAAATAGATGGAGAAGTAGTAGATATTAAATCTACATCTGGTTTTGCATTTAATAAATTTAGAAACGGAACGCTTCCTGAACAAGATAGCTTTGGATATATGGCTCAACTTGCGGGGTATGAAGAAGCAGAAGGTACAGACAAGGGTGGATTCCTAGCAATTAACAAAGAAACAGGAGAGCTATGGATGTTCAGACCTGATGAGTTTGATAAGCCTAATATTAAATCTAAAATAAAAGGGTTAAAGGCTAAACTAAAAAAGCCCGAACCACCTGAGTTATGTTATCAACCAATAGCAGAAGGTGTCAAAGGTAATTTTAAACTTCCGAAAGAATGTAATTGGTGTGAATACAAAATGGAATGCCATTCAGATTCTAATAAAGGAAAAGGACTTCGTGTATTTGATTACGCAAGAGGACCTGCGTTTTTCACAGAGGTTATGGTTGAACCAAAAGTAAAGGAGATTACAAATGAATGGAAAGAAAAGTAAATGGATTCGTAAAAGAGCAGAGCAACTTCAAGTAGAATGGATTAATAGTTTATTGACAGATGATGCAGATAAAGTTACAATAGAAACATTAGAACAAGCATTGCCTGAGCAAGAATACTTTTATAAAAACGGAAGCGTATGGTTATCTTTTATGAACCATCGTTGGGTAGAAAAAAAATTAAAAAAGAATAATAATTTAAATTTAGAAAATTTAATAAAATCAAATGCTTGAAGTTAAATTAGAAGATATTACTTTAGAAGATTTATTATTTTTATTAGGTGGACTTGTTTTTCAAGGTGGTATTAAAGATGATATTGATGATGAGTTGTTAAAAAAATTAAATGAATTAGTATCTTTAGAATTAGATGCAAGATTAGTAGGGATACCCTTAGGAGCAATAATACATTAATGAAAAAAGGATATAGAAAACCACGTAAGATAAGACCGATAGAAAAAGATTTACCTAAAGGGTATGATTCTAATTGGGAATATAAATTACATGTTAATCAATTAAAAACATGGTCACATCATGGAGATAAAATAGATTACACAGTTGAGCATACTTATGAACCTGACTTTAGAAAAACATTTAATAAAATTGAATATTTAATTGAAGCAAAAGGTAGGTTCTGGGATTATGCAGAGTATAGTAAATACATATGGATTCGTAAAAATTTAAAAGAGCATCAGGTTCTTGTGTTTATTTTTGCAAAACCTTTAGCTCCCATGCCTGCAGCTAAGAAAAGAAAAGATGGTAGTAAACGTACTCATGCAGAATGGGCAGAGAAAAATAATTTTAAATGGTATAGTGAGTTTGACTTACCTAAAGAATGGAGAGAATAAATATGGAATATAAATTTAAAGAAGATGTTAATCTTAAACAGGTTAGACAATATATAGAAGAGACTTACACACAGCACTACGCTCACTCTAAGTACCAAGCAACTGATATGATTATAGATGCAGGGCATGGAGAAGGTTTTTGTGTTGGTAATATTATGAAGTATGCCATGCGGTATGGTAAAAAAGATGGTAAGTCTAATAAAGATTTGCTTAAAATAATTCACTATGCTATAATAGCTATGAATTTAAATGATAAGGATAATCAGAATGACTGATACAACAGAATATTTAGGGATAGAAATAGATTACAAAAAAGATAGTAAGCTTGATAAGTTTAGTATTGACACATTAAAAGATAGATATTTTTGGGAAGAAGAAACAAGTCCACAAGAAGCTTTTGCAAGAGCATCCATATTTGGTGCAACTTACAAAGGACATATAGATTTTAATTTAGCACAGAGGTTATATAATTATGCATCCGATCATTGGTTTATGTTTAGTACTCCTATACTATCTAACGGGGGAACAACTCGTGGGCTTCCTATCAGTTGCTTTCTCAATTACGTACCTGATTCGAGGAATGGTTTATCTGATCACTATGATGAAAACATTTGGCTCGCAAGTTCAGGTGGAGGTATCGGTGGATATTGGGGAGATGTTAGGAGTGATGGTATTTCAACTGGCAATGGTTCTCGTTCTACTGGTTCAATCCCCTTTATGCATGTCGTAGATGCAGAGATGCTTGCGTTTAATCAAGGAACAACAAGACGAGGTAGCTATGCAGCTTACTCAAATATATCACATCCAGAAATAGAAGAATTTATTAACATGCGTAAAGCATCGGGTGGAGATATTAATAGAAAGAATTTAAACTTACACAATGCAGTTAACATTACTAATGAATTTTTAGAATGTGTAAAAGATGGTAAACCTTGGAGACTTATAGACCCTAAAACTAATGAGCCTACTAAAATTATAGATGCCAGAGAATTATGGATGAGGTTATTAGAAGCAAGAGCAGAAACAGGTGAGCCTTATTTAATAAACATTGATACTTGTAATGATGCGTTACCACAAGAACAAAAAGATTTAGGATTAAATATTAAACAAAGTAATTTATGTTCTGAAATTACATTAGCTACCAATGAAGAACGAACTGCTGTATGTTGTTTGTCAAGTGTTAACTTAGAATATTTTGATAAGTGGAAAACTAACGATCAATTTGTAGAAGATTTAATTACAATGCTTGACAATGTATTAGAACATTTTGTTGAAGACATTGTAGACACAGATAAATTAGGTGGTTACACCGCAAACTTTAAGAGGTTTAAAAAATATGTTAAAAAAAATAAAAAAGGTATGGTTAAAGCAGCTTACTCAGCTTACAGGGAACGCTCTGTCGGACTTGGGGCAATGGGTTTTCATGCTTACTTACAAAGCAAAGGACTTTCTTTTAATGGTTTACAACAGACAGGTATCAACAATACTATCTTTACTAGAATTAAGTCACAAGCTACTAAAGCAACTAGATTACTTTCTGAACAAAGGGGGGAAGCTCCTGATATACATGGTAGCAACAAGCGTAACACTCATCTTTTGGCTGTTGCTCCTAATGCCAGTTCTAGTATTATATGTGGTGGTACTTCCCCTAGCATTGAACCATATCGTGCTAACATATATACGCACAAAACTTTATCGGGCAACTACAAAGTTAAAAATAAATTCTTAGAAAAACTTTTAAAGAAAAAAGGATTGACTGCAGACAGAAGAGAAGAAGTCTGGACAGACATATCTAATAAACGTGGTTCAATACAGGACTTAGAAGTTTTTACAGATGAAGAGAAAGAAATATTTAAAACTGCCGATGAAATAAATCAATTACATATTGTCGAGCACGCTAAAATAAGACAGCCTCATATATGTCAGAGCCAAAGCGTTAACTTATTTTTTGTTCCTCCCAAAGCAACAGAAGATCAAGAGGTTCATGATAATTATTTACAGTATGTTAATGACGTTCATTGGTATGCTATGCATCACCTCAAGTCATTGTATTACTTTAGATCAGACTCGGCTAAATCAGCAGAGAATGTTAACGTACAGATACCTAGAATTAATTTAGAAGATGCAGAATGTTTAAGCTGCGAAGGATAATAATATGAATATAAAAAAGGAAAACACATGAGCTTATTAGGAACAAGAGATTATTACAAACCTTTCGACCATCCTTGGATGTACGATTACTTTAAATTACAGAATCAAATGCATTGGATGGCAGATGATGTACCTTTAAATACAGACGTTAAGGATTGGAATAATATTTCAGACAACGAAAGGAATTTATTAACACAAATATTTAGATTGTTTACACAATCAGATGTAGATGTTGCATCAGGCTACGTTAACAAGTATATGAAACTGTTTAAGAAACCCGAAGCCACTATGATGATGTCATCTTTTGCAAACATGGAAGCAATACACCAAGATGCGTACAGTATCCTATTAGAAACAGTAGGTATGCGTGACACAGAGTACAAAGCTTTTGCTGAGTATGAAGAGATGGCAAACAAACACGAGTACATTAATCAATTTAAACCTACTCTTAAGAACAAAAGAGAAATAGCTAAAGCACTTGCAGTCTACTCAGGATTTACAGAAGGACTACAGTTGTTTAGTAGCTTTGCAATCTTGTTAAACTTTCCTAGATTTGGAAAGATGAAAGGGATGGGTCAAATAGTTACGTATTCTATACGTGATGAGAGTCTGCATGTTGAAGCAATGACTAGATTGTTTAGAGAATTTATACAAGAGAACATAGAGATATGGACAGATGATTTTAAAGGAGAGATATATCAAATATGCAGAGAGATGGTAGAACTAGAAGATAAGTTTCTTGACCTAGTATTTGAAATGGGAGACTTGGAAGGTTTAACTAAAGAAGATATGTATGCATACAATAGATACATAGCTGATAGACGATTGTTACAACTAGGATTAAAAACAAACTATGACCAAAGAGAAAATCCTTTGACATGGATAGATGAGGTTATAGGAGTAGAGCATCAAAATTTCTTTGAAGGAAAGTCTACATCCTATATGAAGGCAGGGTTAAGAGGAGATCACGGAAGTCTAACTTTTACGGAATTAAAAAATGAAACAGAATGAAGCAACTTTGATTAGTTATAAATTAACTATTGATAAAAAAGGAAAAGTTTATACTGAAAGAAGTGTAAGCGAAATAGATGAATTAAAAAATAAACTTAATCCAATTATGTTTAATACTTTAAAAGCTGTTATACTTCGAGCCAAGGCAGACCTTGATAAAATTCACAACAGAATAGAAGCAGATTTAAATCACAGAATACAATAGTTAATTAGCTAAAGGGTTTTTGTTCTCAGACTTAAGAGTAGCTACATCAGCTTTGAGCGTGGCTACTTCTGTCTTAAGTAAAACAATGGATTCACTATTGTCTGGTATAACAATGCCATCAATAGATTTATTTATGTACTCTACAGAGGTTTCAATACTTGCAAACCTTTCTTCAATAATTTGTTGAGCATTTTCTGTGTCGCTTATCCCACCTATCTGAGCTTCAAGGTTTTCTAACCTATTCACATAAGTAGCACCCGTATATCCAAAGCCTGCTAGAGTACCAATGATACCTACCAAAGCAATTACTTGTGTTGTTTTATTTTCAAACCATTCCATATCTTTCTCCTTATAAGTTCGGTTGCATACTTATCATGCTACCTAATGTATTAAGACTAGCTCCTGCTAATCCGTAAAATGCTTGGGTGTTATCACTTAGTACAACACCTGAGTATATTGCTCTAGGCTCGTACCACGTATCTTGTTGAGGTATCTGAGCATCTCTATAGCTATCAAAGCCTTGCACGTAACCAAGGTAAGCTACCAAAGTTGTACTATCAGCGTACTCTCCTGTCTCTCCTTGTTCTTGTTCAGCCTCTTCTTGTTGTTCTTTAATGTTGTTAGCAATTATTTTATCTGCTACTTGGTCAGCTTCAGAGGCTGTCATAACTCCTGAAACTGCTGAGTCTATGTCACCTGCCATGTCCTGAACCTGTACATCAGCCATCATAACCTGTGGAGAATCGTCT